GCTGTGTTGGTGGCCACCTGGGCCTGCTGGTTGCCCAGGGCTGCACCCAGCCGGGTCATCAGGCCCACTTCATCCAGGCGTTGCTGTGTTATTTCATAGATCTGCATCTGTGCGTCTAACTGTGCGGGCGAATTTGGCCGCGTCTTTGGTGCGTATGGCGTTGAGCAGTTTACGCACCAGATTCTCTGCTTGATCAGCAGGATATGCTGCTTCGATCTGTTCCACCAACCGCACAGCACTCGCTATAACGTTTGATGCCCGGCTTTCGATGATGTAGCGGCGATCACGATCTTCATGGCGTTCCACGTATATCGCATCTAGTTCTTCTAATATGCTGCGGGTGCGTTTTTGCATCTTGGGCCAGGACCTTTGGATTATTTATTCATTCTTGTTTTGCATCTAGATCCAATTCTGGAGCAGATTTCTTGCCAAATTGATTCACGATCTGGATCATAAGCTGCCCATTGATGCTCGATGATTGAGGCATACGCAGCATTCTGCAATTCGCTATCTATTTCTAGATCTAGTGCAGGTTGGATACATTCAACAACAAAATAAAAATGCATGATCGGGCTGGGTTGGATCTCTACACCACGTAGATTTTTGTGTTGATGCAACCTACAAAATTCTTCATGTTGTTGTGTGCTAGTAAACCAATAACGACATTTTTTATTTTGCAAATAATTTTCTACCAAAATTTTTTGAGTGTTCAATCGTAAATTTGCTTGCTGACTTTGGATAAAAAACTCATGGTATTCCTGTACTTTGGTATCTTGGCTGGCACTAGACAGCCACCAGGTTCCTGATACATTGTTTTCAAAATTAAAATGGTACACCGGATCTTGTTGAGCCAGGGTCTGCCACTGATTGTCTTGTAATAATTTGTCAAATCTGTATGGGTGTGCCCATTGGAAAATCACCGTCTGATCTTGACAATCAAACTCCAACAAGTTGTCAATCAGAAACTCATTGCCGGCACCAATACCAGTGCCAGTGATGATCTCATGGTCGGGCAATAAAACTTGGAGGATTTGTGGCCATTCTGGCCAGATGTGCCCGTGTGCGTATCCGTCGCCCAAACAAAAAATTTTATTCGTAGACATAAAATTTATTGTGTTGTGTTTCTAACTCGGCTTCATAGAAACGCTGGCACGGATTGCTTGACCAGATATCCTTGTCATATAAAAATTTATTCAATGCTTGCCATCTATCCATGTGTAAGTTTATATCTGCAGCCGGATTTAAATTGTGAATCAAAGAAGAAAATTCTTTGCGGTTTTCTACCACCTCAGCGAATTCTAGATTGATAGTCTTGGTAGAATCCACAGGACGAAACGGTACAAGATAGTTTTTTGCGGTTTCTCTTTCTTTGTCAATCCTTTGTTGTTTTTGAACTTGCAACCATGGTTTAGATGAGGAAAAATAATGATGGTAAGCACGCACCCATCTATAAATCTTGCTTCGATATGTGGCAGTAGTGATGATAATGACTTGGTCTAAAAAATCTAAATTGATATTTCCTGGCCAGCAATGGGTTCCGACCCATTGATGTTGATCACCATTTATTTTTTTTAGATTGTCTACAAAGGTGCCAGCATCAAATTGATCAAAAACCATATCAGAATCTCCGATCTTGCCGATACTGTGCAAAACTGATTGGATTCCTCCGTTTCTACCAACCGGCGAGAATGTGTTAGACAATAGATCGCACATTAACCCGCCACAAGTGTAATGCGGAAAACATATCAAATTCATGACTGTTTGATCTGTCCCAGCAGTTGCTTGAGTTTGTTGCTTTGTACTTCTGCTGTGACCTTTCCTGCGTCTTCACCGGCATCAGCATCGGCCACACGGCTCTTGGCCTTGATGCTTTCGTAGATGGTGGATTTGACGAATCCTGACGCACCCTGTGGCTTCTCTTCGCCGGCATCAGTGATACGCATGGTCTCGATATTGTACTCTAGATCAATCTTCTGCCCCACACCTGTGCTGCTACGCGACTTCATACACTGTATCTGATATCGTCCACGTTCACGCATGGCCCTGCTGGTGAATATGCCAAACACATTGTCTGCTGTGTTGATCTTTGAAATACCACCTGAAATATGACTGTGATCAAATTCGATCTCTTCCACCGCTGATCTATTCAACTGCGAAGCCGTGACCATGAGCACGCCCAGTTCCTTGGCCAAGTTACGCAGTTCTTCACTCACATACTTATCTTTGACAAACAAGTCGTTGGGACTGACCTTGGCCGATACCGGCATCAATAGATCCAGATAGTCGATCATCACAAAGTCCACGCGGATGCCGGTCTGTATCTGTGCTTCTTTAAGATAGGCACGGATGTCATTGATGTTGCTCTGTGCCGGGAATCCCTTGATGCGATACTGCCCGGCTTTCTTGCCCACCAGTTTGACCTTGAGTTCAGTGGTGTCAATGTCTCGGCGGATGTCCTTGGTGGACGCATTGGTAAGCATGGCATCGGTACGCAGAGCACACAGTTCTTCTGAAAGTTCCAAGGTGACATACACGCCGCTGAGTCCGGCCTGCAACCAGTTCAGTGCGATGTTCATCATCACCAGGCTCTTGCCCGATCCTGATCCACCGGCAAAGATATTGAGTTCACCGCGACTGAATCCACCATACAGCAAGCGATCCAGTTGTGGCCATCCTGTGCTCACCTGCCCACCGGAATTGAAGTAACGATTGATACGGGCTCGGGGATCTTCCCAATAGTCCGTGCCCATGTCCTTGGTGAGCGAGATCTGTACTGCATCCTTGATCAGTTTCTCCACAGGGTCGTACTCGCCTTTTTCCAGCAAATCCGCTGACTTCAGGATCGCACGTTCCAATTCCTGGCGACGTGTAAAGGCTTCGAATTCCGTCATGAACCACTCAAAATGATCTTCTGTGAGATCCGGCACATGCGACAATTTTGTGTTGGTGGCTGCCACCACCTGTTCCAGCACCGGCATGGTTTTATGATCATTGCTGTGTTGCCGGATGAATTCTGCTGCACCACGCAGGCTGCGATCAAAGTTCTCAGGATTGTAGATGTTCTGCACACGCACATAGCTCTGTGCATCCTGCAGCATCATCTCCAGGAAAAGCCTTTGTACGTCTACACTATAGTCCTTTAACAAGTTGTCGCTTCCTTAGTTCTATTTTGATTTTGCTGGTTTCTCGGGCTTGCATGATATGTATCAGGGTCACTAATCTTCCATATTCTTTTACCGCATCGTTGACATCTTTGATTGCTGATGGCCATGCAGGTATGCTCACTGCCCAACCCAGTTCTACTGCACGATCTACCAATTTCATTCCTGCCTCATCCTGATCAGGAACCACTGTGACTTCACGCCCTAGGCTGCGTATCAATCTTGCCTGTGCATCTGAGATGTCGGCGTGCAACACAGCCAGTCCCGCGATCGACAGTGCATCAAACACGCCTTCTACCACGATCACGTGCTGCCAATCGGGACGTTGCAGATCCGTGCCAAACACATAGCCCGGTTGCAGGTCATGCACATATCGCGGGTTGTGATCGTCGAAGAATCTACGGGTATGACCCACGATGCGACCATCATAGGTGAATGGTATGATCACACCTTGTCTGCGGCTGAATTTGTCATCAGGCCGACCATGTATCATGCCCACGGGATAATCTTCGGGTACATGCCTATCTCGCAGATACTGTGAATGCACTGGCATGTTGGCATCAATCAAGGCAAACTCTTCAGGCAGTTCTCGATCTCCAAACTCGATGCCCTGCACCACATTGGCGGTGCGTTGGCGGTCATCCAGGATGCCTTGCATGTTGCGATGTCGCAGGCTTTCGAGATTGATGCGTTCGATCTCTTCCTTGGGAACATTGAGCCATGTCAGCAGCCGGCGGGCTTTGAATGAAAGATTACGTCCTAGGATGAAGCTGGCAGTGAAGCCACAATTGAAACAGTGATAACTCCAGCCCTGGTCAGTGGTCTTTACGCCTCCACGCTGTCTACGATCAGCACTTTCTCCGTTGTGTACACAGCAAGGTGCATTTACCGATATCCAGCCAGATGCGGTTTGTTTGCGTCGGGCAGGAAGATAACCGAGTATGTCTATCACTCTGCAAGTATAGCACGAT